TATCAAACAGTAAGCATGTTAGGCTATGTTTGCTTGCTGGGCTGATAGATACCGATGGCACATATAAACATCACGGGTATATAATAACATCTTCAAACGAGGTCCTTGCAGAAGGGATAAAAAGGCTTTCAGAATCTTTAGGGTTTCTCACTAATATAAAAAAATACCAAACATCGTTCGGTGATTTTAGAGGGGTCGCTTGGCGGGTAAGTATAAACGGCGATGTTTGGGAAATCCCTTGTTTGATTGACCGCAAAAAGTATTTAGCGAACGGGGTATTCCCAAGGAAAAATAAGCTTTTATCATATCTTGATGTTGAAGATATTGGTATCGGTGAATATGCTGGTTTTTCTATAGACAGGGATCATTTATTTTGTTTGGCTGATGGGACCGTTACGCACAATTCCTGGTCGTTCGCCAGGGCTCTTTTGCTTTTGGGTGTGTCTCGTCCTGTCCGTGTCCTGTGCGCTCGTGAGGTCCAAAATTCAATCAAAGATTCAGTACACAAACTTTTATCTGATCAGATAGCCATCCTGGGCCTTGGGTCAAAATATCGGATCATGGAAACAGAAATCCGGGGTACCAACGGAACATCATTTTCTTTCACTGGCCTGTCGTCGATGACGGTTGAGAGCATCAAGTCGTTTGAGGGCTGTGATGTGTGCTTTGCGGCCGGTACGCTGGTTGGAGGTGTCCCGATTGAAAAAATCAAACCAGGCGATATGGTGGAATCATTTAATCATGTCACTAATACAATAGAACTTCAAAAAGTTTTAAGAACAACAAAAACAAAAAGAGATCAACCTCTATACAAAACATTGACAATGGACCCAGGTTGCGGTATAGTATCAACAGGCTACCATCCAATTTATGTTGAAGGGATGGGATACATACCAGTAAGTTCTTTAAAAAAAGGGGATGTTGTTTATGAAAAAGAGAGAGCTTCCAGAGTACTCAAGTTGCTTGGGTGGTTGTGGGGAACAAATGGCGATAGTCACCAAGGGCCAACGAGCGAAGTATCAAAAAAATGGTGGACTTTATTGCCGGGATTGTGTGAGAAAATTAAATTCAGAAAGACTTCTTTCTGCAAATCCAATGAAGAATCCTGCCAGTCGGGACAAAATGCGGGAATCCCTCAAAAGAATTGGGCACAAACCATTAAAGCTTGGTGGGAATGGTCGCGGATATACGATAGCTCAAAACAATCTTTACAGGGCTCTGGGCAGGGGTTGGTGGAGGGAGTTGGTAATATCAACAAAGGGGAAGAAAACGGAATACAAAGCCCCGACGAGTTACAGAGTGGACTTGGCAAACGTTTACTACAGACTGGCAATAGAAATAGATGGCGGCTCTCATACTGGCGCTATAAGCAGGGACGAAGACAAAAGGAAAGACCAGTTCTTAGAGAGCATCGGGTGGACCGTGTTGAGGTACTCAAACGACACGATATTAAAAAACTTGGACTCAGTGACAATGGGAATTATGTCTACAATCTTGAAGTTGAAATAAATAATAATTATTTTGCAAATGGCCTCCTCGTCCACAATTGCTGGGTCGAGGAGGCGCAGTCAATTTCAGACCGTTCCTGGACAATTCTTATTCCTACAATCCGAAAAGATGATTCCGAAATATGGATATCATTCAATCCAGAGCTTGAGACGGACCCAACTTATCAGCGATTTATTGCAAACAAACGTGATGACGCCATCATTGTAAAAACATCTTACAAAGACAATCCCTGGTTTAACGATGTCATGGAAGCCGAGCGCCTGCACTGCCTCAAGACTGACCCGGAAGGATATAAAAACATATGGGACGGCGATTGCAAGCCTGCGGTTTCCGGGGCCATCTATTATAAAGAGATCCAGCAGGCTCAGAGTCAAAACCGGGTTTGTAATGTCCCCTATGATCCAATGCTCAAAGTTCACTTGGTTTTTGATCTTGGCTGGGGCGATTCCCTAGCAATATCGTTTGTTCAAAAAAATCTGTCCGAGATTCGGATTATCAACTATTTGGAATACTCACAAACAAGCCTTGATATCGTGTCGTCTGACATACGTAACCATCGTCACAACTGGGGCAAAGTCTGGCTGCCGCATGACGGGTTTAATAAGACCCTCAATGCCGGTGGGAAATCAACTGAGGATATCATGAAGGCCCTGGGTTGGGATGTCGCCAAAAAAGAAGAGATATCAATCCTGTCTGTTGAGGACGGTATCAGAAACGCCCGGATCATGTTCAGCCGGTGTTATTTTGACAAGGGCAAAACCGACGCCAATCCCGATCCGTTTGTGACCGATGGACAAACCGTTTTAACTCACCGCCTGGTGGAGTGCCTCAAGAGATACCGCCGGAAGATTAACAAAGAAACCGAAACCGCTACAACTCCGGTGCATGATGAGTTTTCACACGGGGCTGATAATTTTAGATATATTTGTGCCAATGCGGATAAAATGCTCAACGAGGAAGTACGGCGCCAAAGGGTTTGTCACGTCGGCTACGCCCCGCTTGATAGCGTGGTTGGATACTAAAAAGGGAAAATATGCGAGAAGAAAAAGACCAGACCGAAGAGACCGAGATTGACAAAAACAGCGCCCTGTTTTCCCTGGCTCAATCCCTTTTAAAAAAGCGTGAAGAGTCCATTGCCTTCCGGGCCGCTTCCGGGATAGAACGCATCTGGAGAGAATCAGAAGCCCTTTATGACGGCCTGGACAGCATCAACGACCGTCAGGATGTCGTGGACTATGCAACAGGTGAGGCTCAGATTAGGACAAGAGAGCAGCGTCGGTCAAGGGTTATCGTTAATATCATCCGCCCAAAGTGCGAAGTTGCAGAAGGCCGGATGTCTGATATTCTATTCCCAACTGATTCCCGGAATTGGGGACTCAAGCTCACGCCGGCACCCGAAATGTCCAAGGCCCTGAAGGATGTCCGGCAAGCATCCGTCCAAGGTCAACCGGTAGCAAAAGACGACGGTTCGCCGGTCACCATATCAGAGATAGCCAAGTCCGACAAACAAGCCCTCACAGAAAAAATGGAGGCCATGGAAACCGTGATTGATGACCAACTGACAGAGTGTGATTATAACGCCATGTCGCGCAAGGTCATCCGGTCGGCCATCAAGCTCGGTACCGGCATACAAAAAGGCCCGAACGTCGTCAAAGAAGTTAAAAAGAAATGGGTTGAGGAAGACGGCATATATCAGATGGTTGTCGTCGAAGAAAAAAAACCGGCGTCAAAGTGGTGCGACCCATGGAATGTTTACCCGGCCCCTAACACCGAGGAAGATATAAAACAGGCCGCGTACATCTGGGAACGATCCACAGCCCAGCCCAAGGACTTGGTGAAGCTGATAGGGATTGACGGTTATTTCTCAGACCAAATAATCAAAATTCTGAAAGAGAAGCCCGTCAAGACCGCATCCAAACTGGATACAGAACGAGATAAAACCACATACGAAACGGTAGACACCCTGGAGCGATGGGATTATCACGGCACGTTGAACAGGGAAGACCTGGAAAGCCTTGACGTGAATGTGTCTCATGATTCAGTATCGACTGTTTTTTCCGCCTGTGCTGTTTTTGTGAATGACCGGCTGATCAAAGTCGATATCAACCCGCTTGATTCAGGCGATTTGCCGTATGATTTCTATCAGTGGACGCAACGAACAGGGTCTCCTTGGGGCATTGGTATCCCTCAGATTGGTAAATGGTCACAGCGCATCATTACCGCAGCACTCCGGGCAATGATGGACAACGCCGGGGATTCGTCCGGGGCCAACATAGTGATATCAAGATCGCTCGAACCGGCTGACGGAACATATGAGATCACGGGTAAAAAGTTGTGGACTCTCGACGAATCAGAACTTGACGACGTGCGGAAGGCGTTTGCTCAGTTCCAGATTACAAACAACCAGGCAGACCTGCAAGCGATCATTGACCTGGGTTTTAAATTCATTGATATGGAAACTGCCCTCCCGATGTTATTCCAGGGTGAAAAGGCCGAAGCCCCTGAAACCCTGGGAGCCACAAACATTATGGTTGACGCCAATAATGTTGCTCTCCGGTCCAGAGTCAAGCTGTTTGATGATGCAATCACCAGGCCGCACATCACCCGGTATTACGACTGGAACATGCAATACAATGAGCGCATGGACATTAAAGGCGAATTTAACGTCGATGTCCGGGGAACGTCGGTACTGTTTGAGAGAGATCGGCAGTCTCAGGCCATCATGCAATTGTTCGCATCAAAGCAGGACCCGGATGTGGCTATGCTGATTGACTGGGAAAAAGCCACAAGGCGGATGCTGGCCGGAATGGGGCTCGGCGACGTTATGAAGACTG